AAATGATATAGAACGTTTAGAAGACGACTATGGTAGAAATTGAGCTAGCAGACCACTTTGACAGAATGAATAAGGTGGTCTCAGAATTATTAAAGGGTAACTCTGCAACGCAGATTGCAAGTCTTACTGGTTTTCAAAGAAAAGAAGTTTTAGAATTAATTGATGAATGGAAAAAGGTAATACGAAATGATTCTAGCGCAAAGGATAGGGCAAAAGAAGCAATTACTGGCGCAGATCAACACTATGCAATGCTTATTAAAGAGGCATGGAAAACAGTAGAAGATGCTGATCAAGCAGGACAATTAAATGTAAAAGCTACGGCATTAAAATTAATTGCAGACATTGAAGGAAAGCGTATTGGAATGTTGCAACAAGTTGGTCTTTTAGATAATGCAGAACTAGCTACACAAATTTCTGAAACAGAACATAAGCAAGAAATTTTAGTAAAAATATTAAAAGAAGTCACAGCGACTTGTCCAAAATGCAAAATGGAAGTGGCAAAAAGACTTTCACAAATAACTGGAATAGTAGAAGCAGTAATAATAGAGGAAAACAATGATTAATTTAAAAAATATGACACAACTTGGAATTGATATTTATTTATATAAAAATTTTCTTTCTAAAGAAGAAATAGATTTTTATAATAAAATAATTTTATCAATTGAAGAAAAAGATTGGCATCAAGCGAATCCCGAAATTAATTGGATTTGGCACACAGATCCAGTACCAGAAGTTTTAGAAATAAAAGATAAAATTTCTAAATTATTTTCTGAAGATCTTTTTATAGGACCAGGAAACTCGTTTGTCAGACTATTAAAAGGAGCGGTATGGGGAGAGCATTCAGATGATTATGAATTTAAAGAAATTATAGAAAAATCTAAAAATTATAAAGAAGGTGATTCTTACACAGAAGAAACTGTTCCAGTTTATGGATTAATTGTTTATTTTAATAATTTTGAAGGTGGACAAATTTATTATCCAAAACAAAATGTTACTTATCATCCAAAACCTGGAGACCTTTTAATACATAGCTCATTAGAACATTGTTTACATGGAGTTAAAGAAGTAAAGTCAGACGTTAGATATTCATACAGTAATAATATTAGAAAAAAAATTAAGGTGCCTGTTGATGGAGTTTAATTTTGACGACCTGATAGATTTATTAGATGGTGAAGAATTTGATGAGCGTCCAGTAGATTTAAAAACATTTGTTACTGGACCACAGTATCTTGGACTACCACCACTATCTGATCATCAGTATACGTTGATTGAAAAAAGTTCTCAAATTTATAAAGAATCTACCCTCATAAAACTTTTTGGAGAAGATGAAGGTAAGAGAATATTTAAACAAACAACAAGCGAAGTTATTGCTCAACTAGGCAAAGGTTCTGGCAAAGACTACTGTTCTACTATTGCAGTAGCCTATATCGTTTATTTACTTTTATGTTTAAAAGATCCAGCATCATATTATGGCAAGCCTCCTGGAGATGCAATTGATATTTTAAATATTGCTATTAATGCTCAGCAGGCTAACAATGTTTTTTTTAAAGGTTTTAAAACAAGAATTGAAAAATCAGAGTGGTTTGTAGGAAAATATACTGATAAGGCTTCTGAAATTAAATTTGATAAAGCAATTACAGTACATTCTGGACACTCTGAAAGAGAGGCGTGGGAGGGATATAACGTAATTGTTGTCATCCTTGACGAGATATCTGGTTTTGCCACAGAAAATACAACTGGACATGATCAAGCAAAAACTGCTGATGCAATCTATGATATGTACAGGGCTTCGGTTGATTCACGTTTCCCAGATTTTGGTAAAGTAATTTTACTTTCTTTTCCTAGATTTAAAAATGATCCTATTCAAAAATTTTATGACTCAGTTATTGCAGAAAAAGAAACAGTTGTTAGAACATATAAATTTAAAATGGATAATGAATTGCCAGATGGCATAGAAGGAAACGAATTTGAAATTCAATGGGAAGAAGACCATATTCTTTCATATGCAGTGCCTAAAGTGTATGCACTTAAAAGACCAACCTGGGAAGTTAATCCAACAAGAAGTATAGAAGATTTCAAGGTTTCTTTTTATAAAAATTCTTCCGATGCTCTAGGACGCTTTGCATGTATGCCACCAGAAGCAATTGATGCCTTTTTTAAGTCCAGAGAAAAAATAGAATTAGCATTCAAAAACACAGCCCTGGCTGTTGATAACTTTGGAAGATTTGAAAACTGGTTTGCTCCAGATCCAGACAAAGAATATTTTTTGCACGTAGATCTTGCACAAAAACACGACCATTGTGCAGTTTCTATGGCTCATGTCCAAAAATGGGTTAATGTTAAAGTTACAGATACCTATTCTCAACCAGCTCCAATTGTTGAGGTAGATGCAGTTAGATATTGGACACCAACAGCTGATAAATCAGTTGATTTTACAGAAGTAAAAGATTATATTTTATCTTTAAGAACAAAAGGTTTTAAAATTAGAGTTTGTACATTTGATAGATGGAATTCTCATGACATGATGCAACAGTTAAAGCAGTATGGAATTAATACTGAAATTTTATCTGTTGCTAAAAAACATTATGATGATATGGCAATGGTTGTAGCGGAAGAAAGGCTTGTGGGTCCACATATACCCCTATTAATAGATGAATTATTGCAATTAAAAATAATGCGTGACAGGGTAGATCATCCCAGAAAAGGATCTAAAGACTTAGCAGATGCAGTATGTGGTTCAATATTCAATGCTATTAGTAGAACTAGATTTGATGGAAATAACGAAATTAAAGTTCATACCTATGAATCTTTTATTGAAGATAACGATTTAGAACAAGCAGATGGAGAAAAGGAGTATGTTCAGAATATGATTAGAGCACCAAGAATGCCTGAACATTTAAAAACATCAATAGAGAACATGATGATATTATGAGTTCATACCAAGAAAAAGCAAAAGAATGCAAATGCTGTGGAAAACATGTGCCGCTTCCAACAGTATTAAAAGAATACAATGGAGTAGTTGTTTGCCCGACTACATTTTCAAACATAATGGAATACAAAAGACTTTGGACTTTAATTGGTTCAAGGCCCGTTGGTAGTGTAAGAAAACATTTTTCTGAATATGTTCAACAAATAGTAGAGCAAAGTATTGACAAAAATGAGGACGGAACGTTATAATTTAAGTCTTGCACCAGTAGCCAAGCTGGTTAAGGCTCCGAACTCATAATTCGGTTATCGTAGGTTCAAGTCCTACCTGGTGTACGGATGGGAAAAATGAAAAAAGTTTTAATAGTAGGAGGTACTAGTAGCTTATCTTTAAAAGTATGTTCTTTATTAGAAAATAATGGATATCAAATAGACGTAATGACATATAGAAATAATAATAAAATTAATAATTATTATAAGTGGATCTATTTAAATTTAGAAGACATATCAAGTATTGATAATTTATTAAACTTAATTCCTAAAAACTATTATTCTAAAATAATAATTTTTTCTGGCAATGCTTTTATTGAAAATAATAAAGAAAATTTATTCAATATGTTAAAAAAATATTATGAAAGTTATTTATTTAATTATATATATATGACATATAATTTTTTAGAGAATATAAATGAAAGCGGACAAATCATATCAATATCCTCTTTAGCCGCAAATAAACCAGTTACAGATATGCACTATTCTGCCGTCAAGGGTGGTGTGCAGTCTTTTTTAAGATCTTTATCTTTAAAAGCCAAGCCTGAGCAAGCATTATTTTCAATATCTCCAGCAACAATAACAGAAGATATAAGAGATCAAATAGCACAAATTATTTTAAAAGCAGATTCAAGTTTTAATGGGAAAATTATAGAAATTGGATATTAATAATATTGTACAATTAGATAGGGAGATGGTAATGTGGAACAAGAAGATCTAAATTATTACATAGAAATTGGTGCAGTTGAATTAACTGGAATTGATGAAGAGGGACAATTTATGTTTCGAATTACTAGGCTCGCAAAAGAGTTAGCTCCAGAGTTATGGAAAGCACACCAGCAAAATGTTGATGAAATGCTTATAGATTTATATGAAAAAGGTTTATTAACAGTTTCATACAATGAGGAATTAGAAGCAACAATAGAATTAACTGACGAAGGAATTGCGGTTGCAGAACAATACGGTTTATTTCAGATTACAAATGAGGAGGAAGAATAATGCCTTGGCAAATTAAACAAGGTGCTTCTGGATGTAAAGGATTTGCTGTTGTAAAAGAAGGGTCTGGAGAATTAGTTGGATGCCATCCAAGCAAATCAAGAGCATTGGCACATTTAAAAGCGCTATATGCTTCTGAAGCACAAAATAATAAAAAGTAAAAATTGCCTTTGTAGCTCAGGGGACAGAGCGGATGCCTTCTAAGCATTAGGTCGCAGGTTCGATTCCTGCCAAAGGCGCATTGCCTTCATAGCTCAGTGGTAGAGCAACGCACTTGTAATGCGTAGGTCGGGGGTTCAAATCCCTCTGGGGGCTCGATATATAAAAATGATATAATAGAATATAAAACATAAAGGAGGAATTAATGGAAACTCTGATTCAACAACTAAGAGTATTACAAGCAGATTTGTTTGTATACTATACAAAAGCTCATGGTTATCATTGGAATGTAGAGGGAATACTTTTTAATCAATTCCATGATTTCTTCTCTGAAATTTATAATGATGCATGGAATTCAATAGATGATTATGCTGAATGGATAAGAATATTTGGACAGTTTGCAGATTTTGATGCTGCAAAAGCAGTAATGATTTCAAACGTTAAATATGATTTAGGAAATACCAATAATCCAACAGATATGCTAAAATCACTTTTAGTATCTAATGAAAGAATTGTCGAAGATTTAAAAACTGCATTTAATATGGCAAACATTGCTGGCGAGCAAGGCGTTGCTAACTTCTTTGCAGATAGAATTACAGCACATGAAAAGTTTAGATGGAAAATGGTTTCATCTTTAAAAACGATTATCAATAATTAAGGAGAAAGATGGCAGCAGTACAAGGTTCTGCAGCAAGACTAGTTGAGGTTGCTTTAGCAGAAGAAGGATATATTGAAGGACCAAAAGACAACGAAACAAAATTCGGTGCTTTTACAGGATCTAATTTCCAACCATGGTGTGGAAGTTTTGTTATGTGGTGTGCTAATGAAGCGCAAGTAAAAATGCCAAACACGGTATATACTCCAGGTGGAGCACAGGCTTTTATGAAGGCTGGAACTTGGCAAAAAGCAGAAGAAGCAACCCCGCAACCAGGCGATATTGCATATTTTGATTTTCCAAATGATGGCGTAGATAGGATTTCACACGTAGGAATTGTTGTTAAAGATAATGGCGATGGAACTGTTATGGTCATTGAAGGAAATACTACAAAAGCAAAGGCTGGCGATCAAAGAAATGGCGGAGAAGTTTGTTTACAACGCCGTGCATATAAGAAAAAGAATGGCTCTAAGGTCATGCCAAGTAAGCCAGTAGCAATTGTAGGATTTGGAAGACCAGCTTTTGGTACTCCAGTTAAGAAAAAAGAAATTAAGGCTGCTGCACCAGCAAAACCATCTGTAAAGAAAACACCAGCTAAGGCTACCGCAAAAAAGTCTACTCCTAAAAAGAAATAAAAATTAAAAAAATGGTTAAAGCTTTTAAATATATACAAAATGCTGTACCAGACGTGCCGTCCTGGTCCGATTTAATAAAAGCTTTGGATTATAAATTTAATAATCCTCACCCAGAGTTCGTTCATGAGCCTAGGGAGATGTTTATATTTAATAATGAAAGATGTACAGACATTTTTAAATACCATTTAATGGATCTTCAGTTCTGGAACGTAGATAACTATAGATCTTTGACAAGTTTAATTCCTCAAACTAAAAATCTTATAAATTTTCTTAAAGAAGATGTAAGCGGAGAATGGTATATAAAGTGTTTGATGAATTTAGTTGGCAAAGAAGCAGCCCTGACCGCACACAAAGACGATCATCATGTAATTTCTTGGCAGTGCGAGGGAAGCGTTGAATATAGAATATACGAAGATGTTGATTCTGATTTTGGAGTACCAATAGATTTTCATAATTTAAAATATGATTCTTATATTTTAAATCCTGGAGATATTATGATTATGCCAGCTGGAACAATACATCAGGCTGTTGTATTTCAACCAAGAGCAACTTTAATTTTAGATATACCAGTATAACAATTTATATAAAAAATAAAATTTGCTATAATATATATGGGTCGCCTAACGGGACCCATATATTAATTTATTCGCTTAAAGGAGGAATAAAATGGTAACAACATTCGGCTTGGATCTTTTTAAGGATCCATTTTTTATTGGATTTAATCGAGAGCTAAACAGGTTAAATCATGTACATTCAACTAATACTGGTGGATTTCCACCATATGATCTACTTAAATTAAATGACGATAATTATGTTCTCACATTAGCTGTAGCAGGATTTTCAAAAGAAAGCCTTGACATTACAGTAGATCAAGGAACATTAATTATTAAGGGAAATCAAATAGAAATCGTTGATGCCGAAGTGCTACATAAAGGAATTGCTACTAGAAAGTTCACTAGATCATTTGCTCTTGGAGAATACATGGAAGTAACAAATGCTGAACTTGCGGACGGAATGTTGAGCATTAAGATAACTCGTTTAATTCCAGAAGAAAAAAAACCAAAAGCAATCACAATTAACTAACTGATAGACCTGGGCAAGTCTCTAAACTGCCCTTAAAGGGAACATGCCAAAATACGAATATGCGTGTGTTACATGTAAAAGACACACAGAAGTTAATAGAAGTTTTAACGATGAAGAAGTTGTCCCAAACTGTGCTTATTGCGGAAGCATAACTAGTAGATACTATGGCTCAGTTGGAGTACAGTTTAAAGGTTCAGGTTTTTACAAAACAGACAATAAATAGTTAACTAAAATAAATTAAGCCTCAATACATGATATAATTTCAATGTTTTATAAATAAGTTATAAAACATTGGGAGAAAGCGGTTGAGTAGGCTTCTTAGGATAGTTGCTGTAATTGGGGTGATCTTTGGGTCATCCTTTTTTGGTTTTCCAGATTCAGCTGCAGCATTACCTACAAATGGTATCAACGCACAAATATATTATTGCCCACAATATGGAGCACAACCTCCCAGGCCATGTAATTCACAACCAGTAGCAACCACCACAGTCAATCAAATAAATTATAATTGGGGTGGAGGATCTGTTTTAGGAAGTTACGGAGATCGTGTAGAAGTAAAGTTTACTGGATACATAATGTCTCCAACTACGGTAAATGCAACTTTTCAAGTAGGTGGAGATGATGGCCAATATTTAAACTTTAATAATACTAATATAATTACAAATTGTTGGTGGGATAAAGGAGGCGGAAACTGTCAATCCCAACCAATAATTTTACAAGCAAATACTGCTTATCCATTTACATATTGGTTTTATGAAAATGGTGGCGGAGCCAACACTTATTTTTGGTGGAATATAGGTTCTGGATTTCAAATAGTTCCTTCAAATGTTTTTTATTTAACTGAACCAACTCCACCACCATCATTAAATTCACCAACATCATTATCTGGAACAATACAACCAGATGGAATTAACTTATCTTGGGCAGCACCAACAGCAACAAATGCAAATACAGCAGTTGAAAGATATGCAGTTAGTTGGTCAACATCAAATTTTATAACAAACGGTTGGGGAATTGCAACTGGCAATGTTGGAAGTGAAACTGCATTAAATACTTCAATAACAATTCCATATGATGTAATATCAAATGATGGCAGAGGAAAAGAATACCAATTTAAAGTAAGAGCAGACAATGATACTTTATCTACCTATTCTCCTGATTCAAATATTATTACATTATATGTACCTTTAGCACCTCCTACAATATCATTAACTGCTGGCAATAATTCAATACAGGTTTCTGCTTCACATCAAGATGCCAATACATGGTTTTATCAAGTTTTAACATCTCAGCAAGGATGTTCAAACCCTTATGATGGACAAACATTGAATACTGAGGGACATCCTTCAAGTTTTACAATTAATAATTTACAAAATGATTGTTTGTATCAGATTAAAGTAGCAAACTGGACGGGACAAGTAAATCTATATGCTAGTGCCACTGCTACTCCAATATATACTCCTGCCCCGCTTCCATTTACTCCACAATATACAATTAATGAAAATGATACGCTAACAATTACTGCCTCAGAAAATAAAGTAATAGACTCAATAAATGCTTGGTATGGAGATCCAAATGATGGAAATTTTGGATTAAATGTTTCATCACAATTAACTCAACAGTTTGCTAATGCTGCTAGTGCAAATCTATCTGCTACAAATACTGTTTTTGGAGACCCAGTTCCAGGAGTTGTAAAAGTTTTAATAGTTTCTATTACTTATAAAGATGCTCCACAACCAGAACCTACGCTAACACCTACCACTACACCCACACCTACACCAACCGTAACAACAACTCCAGAGCCTAGTCCTTCCCCGTCAAGCCCAGAACCCACGACCAGCCCTTCTCCACAGCCTTCTCCAGAGCCTTCTCCAGAGCCACAGACTCCTCCTCAGCCTCCTGTAGAACCTTCTCCACCATCTCCCCAACCACCTACTCCAGAACCTCCCCCTGTCCGTCCCCCAGATCCAGTTGTAGTTCCTCCAGTTGTTGAACCAACTCCTGAGCCAGACCCTCAGCCTGAGCCAGAGCCTGAAGTTCCTGTTGAACCAGAACAACCAATTGATCAAAATCCAATTGATACACCTGATTCCCAAGACGATACTGAATTAGATCCAGTAGTTGTTCCAGAAGATCCAACTCCGACTGAAGACCAACCTCCTGTGCAAGAAGATCCCGTTCAAGATAATACAGAGACTCAAGATCCTCAAGAGACCATGGTTGATTCTCAAATTCAGGATGATTCAAAAAATACCTCCGACAACATTACAAGTATATCAGAAGATTTAAATTTATCTAATGATGAAAAAAAACAGTTAAATGATGTTGTTAAAGATGCAGATTTATCAGAGGAACAAATAAAAGAAATAGCAAAAGTAATTTCAGACTCTGGATTGTCTAAAGAACAGGTGCAAGGACTTGTTGATGTTATTGAAAATGCAGATTTATCTAAACAAGAAATTAAACAATTAGCTGAATTAGTTAAAAATGATCCAGTAATTGCACAAGCAGTTGAACAATTTAATGAAAGAGCAGCAGAAAATGCAAATGCTCCAATGCCTTATACACTTGCTGATGCAGCAACAGAGGTTCAAGCAGAACAAATTATTGATGGAGTTACAGAGGCATTTACGGATCCAGGAGCAGCAGCTGCAGCCGTTGGAGAAAGTTTACAAAAATTAGCAGCATTTACATCAGATTTATTATCTAATCCAGGTGAAGCATTGGCAAGTTTGGGTTCAGATATGACGGACGATCAAAGAGAAAAAGTTCAAGAAGTTATTATTCCAGTAATTATTGTTTCTCAAGTCATGAATGCTGTTGCAAATATTTTATCAGCGAGGAGGATCTAAATGAAACTAATAATAAAAATGATTAAAGGATTCTTTTCTTGGGTTAAAGATTCATTTATTGAAATAATGAATCAAACATTTACCCTGCTTGGATTTTTTATTGCATGGTTAACCCTTACTGGAGCAGCCAGAACCATTGTTGGATGGGCAATAGTTTGGTCAACAATTGTTTGGATTGTTACTTTAAGAATAAGAAATAAAAAGGAGGAATAGTTATGCAAGGTATGCTTAATGTAATTATGCGTATTGTAGCAGTTTTTGCAGCTTCTGGATTATCAGTAATTGGTGCTGGAGCAGTAGTTGGAATTGATACAATGAAGGCAGTAATGCTTGCTGGTGGCCTCGGCGTTGCCACAGTAGTAGAAAAATTAGCAAGATCCTTCCTTGATGATGGCAAGCTTTCATTAGAAGAAATTAATGAAGCTTTTAATGCTGTTGATAAAAAAGCAATAAAGGGCAAGTAAGTCCTATAAATAGATTGGGGTGGCCCCGCCACCCCAATTTGTTATAAATGCTATAATTGTTTTATGAACACCTATAAAATTAAATTAGACGTTGAGATAGAAGTTCAAGCTTTCAATGAAAATGATGCTTCTGATTATGTTAATGATATTTTTAGTGTGGACGATGAAATTAAAAATATAAAAATTAATAGTATTAAGGAGAAATAATGGCAAAAGAAGGATACAAACCAACTTCTGGAATGCAAGCAGCTGCAAGAAGAGCTATCAAATGGAAAGAAGATGGAAAAGCAACTGGTGCTGGAACAGCGGTAGGTTGGACACGTGCAGGACAGCTTGCTCGTGGAGAGACGCTAAGTTTATCCACTGTAAAAAGAATGTATTCTTTTTTCTCCAGACATGAAGTAGATAAAAAAGGAAAAGATTTCTATAATACATCTAACCCATCTAACGGCAGAATTATGTGGGATGCTTGGGGAGGGGACGCTGGTTTCTCCTGGTCAAGAAAAATTGTACAAAAAGAAAAAAATGTTAGCAAATCTTTTATCAATGAAGATAGCATAGCAGAAGAGTTGAGTGACATTATAGATGATATTTTAAATCCAATTACAGATATTATTGAAATTGAAGATGATGAAATAGTAAAAATGGACGGACAGACAGATTTAGAAGTAGAGCGTCAAAATGAAATTTATAAATCTGATAATGAAGATGAAGATAAATGGGATAATCAATTACAAAAATGTTGGGTAGGATACAAGCAAATTGGAATGAAAGAAAAAGGCGGCAAAATGGTTCCAAATTGTGTTCCTGTTGAAAAATCACAGCATGTAGAGGAAGTTAAAAAATCTTTATGGACTGGTAGACTTGACCCAATTTCTTTTGCTAAAAGAAAATTTAACGCTGAACAAAGAAGAAGAATGGCAGAATCAGGAAATGCAATGCCAGATGGCTCATATCCAATTGCGAATAGAAAAGATTTAATGAATGCAATTAGATCTTGGGGTCGTGGTGGTTCAGATCCAAAAGTTAAGTCTCATATTAAACGACGAGCAAAAGAACTTGGCGCAGAAGATATGATTCCAGAAAATTGGAAGTAATAATAAAAGTCTATTGACATACGTTTATTATATATTGTACAATTATATTTATTGAGTTAGTTATTGGCCCATAGCTCAATAGGCAGAGCGGTGAGCTGTTAACTCATAGGTTCCTGGTTCGAGTCCAGGTGGGCCAGCAAAATGAATGGAGAGACAATGCTTAACCTTACGCTAAAAGGCGTAGAAGTATTTATGGATAGAGCAAAGTCTAAAACTCAAGATACTTTTTGGAATAATTATGATCTTATAGTCTGGAAGAAAACTCCATCTGGATTTACAAATATAAACGGAATGTTTAGAAAAAATTCGTGGGGTACAGCAGAAAAGTTTTCTGTTGATGAAAATGGAATATGGAAGTTACCATTAAAATATGTCAAGCATTTTAAATAGTTTAGGAATAGATAAAGAAGATTTTAATTGGTACGATATTGCGGCCTGTAAGGGTATGGATACAAATCTATTTTTTGATAAATATGAGATGGATACAAACATTGCAAAAAGTGTTGACGAAGCTTGCTTAAGTTGCCCAGTATCTAAGATATGCTATCAATCTGGTATAGATAATAACGAGTATGGAGTTTGGGGTGGAGTTTATTTAAACTCTGGATCAGTTGATAAAACTAAAAATTTACATAAAACACCAGAAATTTGGAAGAGAATAAAAAAGAAAAATGCCTAATCAGTTTGAACACGGTATAAATCTTTGGACTGGTGAACCAAATAAACCTGTTTTTTATAATAAACAGATGGCTAAAAAAATTAGAGAATTAAAGTGTCCAGTTAATGATTTAAAAATGGATATTATTAAATATCCAGAGTTTTTAGCAATTAGACTTTATGAAAGTAATTTTAGTCAATATGACGGATCGTCCAGAGTTAAAGCAATTGAGTATATAGAAATGGTTAAAAATATCATAGAATCTTTTGGTGTAAGGTGTGAGTTGGAGGGTGCCAAATGAAGGAATACTATGACAGAATAGCAGTTGTTTTAATTTATGAAGAACAATGTTATGGAACGGTTGAAAAACTCGGAGTTTATGGATCTGTGGTAAAATATATTAAGAACGGCGTAGAGGTGGAAGAGTTATTAGATAATGAAGATTTTGTCATTGTAGATGAAATTGTATTTGAACATATAGAGGAAGATAAATAATGGAAAAAATTCTATGTTATTCTTGTAATAAAACCAAGAATAAGTTGCATGCAAAAAAGTCTAGCCTATTGGCAATAAATCTTTTAATGTGTGAAACATGTATAGAGTCTAAATTTGAACCAAGGTGGACCGTAATTCTTGCTGGTAGACAATACGGGGCAGATTTAGTTAGAGATTTTATTTTAAAAAAACGTTATATTGGTGACGACATTTCTGCTTCTGAGTTACTAGTTTAATTAATTAATTAATTTACGGTATAATATTCATATAATGAATACTAGTTCCGCTGTTGCATTAGCGCTTATTTCTGCTGTTTTAAGCGGATTTGGCGTTTCTATTATGTCTTATTTTCAAGAGACAAAAAAGGAAAAAGCTAGAAAAGCAGAAAAAGAGCAAGATGATCTTAAATTAGAATTAAAAGATTTACAGATCAAATTATATAAATTAGAAAAAGATTTAGATGAGTGGAAGGATAAATATTATTCCACAATACAAGAATTAATTTCAGTAAGAGCTGAATTAGAAGAAACTTTAGTTAAATTAGCATTAATACATCAAGAATTTGAGGGCTAGCACTTCGAATTTAAATTTAGTATACTGTATATATGACCTGTATAGTAGCCATTGCCCAAAATGGGGTTGTTCATATGGCAGCCGATCATGCTGCATCAGATGATAAAAGTGGTTGGATTTTAGTAAGAAAAGATCCTAAAGTTTTCAAAGTTGGTCAGTACGGTATTGCGTTTACAGATAGTTTTCGTATGGGACAAATTCTTCAATACAATTGGATACCACCAAAATATACTCCAACAAAAACAAATGCTGGCTTGGATAAGTTTATGAGAACAAAGTTTATTGATTCAGTAAAAGAAGCTTTTAGAGAAAATGGATATGGTAATTTTTCTCCTGGAGACGAGGGGGATACTGGTGGAATCTTTATGATAGGTGTAGAAGGAAGAATTTTTACTGTTGATGAGGATTTCCATGTTGCAGAAAATGTTGTAAATTATATGGCTGAAGGTAGTGGCGGTATGTTTGCACTTGGTGCGTTATATGCAACAAAAAATATTAAAAATCCAAAAACACGCTTAAAATTAGCTTTAGAGGCGGCCTCAGAGTTTTCCATGAGCGTTTCAGCCCCATTTACATATATTCAAGTTTAGAGTATAATAGTCATATGAGGATCTTAAAAACTTTAGGAATAGTCTCAGTATTGTTTGTAATATTTGATTTTATGCGAGCTTTTTTCAACAGATATGAAGTTGGTATACATTATATAGATAAATTTGAAGAAGAGGATCAAGAGGGTGCTATTACAGATTATGACAACGCCGTAGATTTGCGGGGGACACCAACTCATATATGTATTTGTGGGTGTGAAATATGGAATCTTAAAGCTTCTTTTGAAGACTATCAAATATCTACTTATTTTTTAGATATGGAATGTGCAAATTGTGGTAGTTTGGCAACTGCGCCAACTCCAGTTGATAGAGAAGGTATGTAATGAGAAAATCAGAAAGACTAAGACTTTTAGAAATGCAAGTACTAAGATTAGAATTTCAATTAGACTCAATCAGGGCATCTATTGATGCATTAATTGAATTAAATAGTGTGCAGGCTCCAGTGTTGGATGCCAATAAATGGTATACACAAAAACTTTCAAAAAACGATTGACAGAACTTCTTTCATTTAGTAAAATAAAAACATGAATAAAAAAATAATTATGGCGGTAGTATTTTTATTATCAATTTTTCCCACAACATCAATCGCAGCAGTAAAAACTCAAGATGCGATTGTGCAACCAACTTTGGCTATTTTGGATACAGCATTAGATACATCACTTCCAATTTTTAATGATAAAATTGCTTACGAAGTTTGTATTTTAGAGTGGAATAGTTGTCCAAATGGTAAAAATTTTATGGAAGGGACTGGATCTGCAGTTCTCCCCTTAAGCATTATGTCTACTAGAGACTTTAATCATGGAACTCAGATGGCTTCAATTGCAGTGGCAGCTAATCCAAATATGAAAATTGTTTTTATTAGAATTATTGGCAATACTCCATCTGGAGGAAGACAATTAACTGGTCCAAGGTCTGTGGAAAATGCTTTAAAGTGGGTTACAGACAATCAAATAAGATATAACATCCAGGCAGTTGCTATGTCGCAGGGACACCATAACCTTTTGCCTAAGTCAGAATATTGCCCAATGAGCTCTAAAGTTCAAGATAATTTAAAAACGCTACTTGCAATGAATGTTCCATTTTTTACTGCAACTGGAAATATTAGAGACTATAAACAAATAGATTGGCCAGCATGCTTGCCAGAAGCAATTGCTATAGCAGCAACAGATCAGCAAAACGAAATAGCAATGTATAGCAATGTAGACCCAAACTTAACTGATTTTTTTGCCCTTGGAAACACGACAGCGTTTGTTCCAGGTGGTGCCAAGGTTAATGCTGCTGGTACTTCTGCATCTGCACAGATAGCAGCAGCGCAATGGATTCAAATTAAATCTAGTAAACCTAGCCTTTCTTATCAACAACAATATGATTTAATGAAAGGTACTTCAATTAGCACCAGGGGTCGGCAGGGAACGTTTAAGGCCCTCATTAATCTTCAGGGAGCCCTAAGTGCCTAATTTAACCGTACTAGAAGAGATTATTAAAGAGGTTGCAATAGAGTTGTATCAGAAGTGGTATAACTCTATTCCGCCCGAAGAAAGAACTGAAGAATCTTCTAAAGCTATGTCTAATAATGCTAACGAGACAACCCTATTCGTAATTCAAAATTTTATGAATAAGTTTAATGCTGCTGCTGAGGAACTAAAACAAAATGATTGATTTGGGTGGATCTCCTGACAATATAATTATTTATGAAAATTTATTAAATCAGGAAGAGCTAGATCAATTAATGAATTTTGTAAAACAAGCAGATTTTGATTACCAGGGTTCTGGAGAAAAAACTCCAGAAGAAATAGAGTTAGAAAAATATATTTATAAACAGTATCAAAAAGATCTTCCAGAAGAAATAAATTTGATTCTGTTAAAACTTTTTACAAAAGCAAAAAATAATTTTGAAAATAAATACGGCATTAAAATTGAACATAGGGTTGAAGAAAGCGGTCAGTCTATGTTTTTAAATAAGTGGAAAAAAAATATTTCTATGAATGCACACTATGATGAAGAAATCATGAATGATTTTAATGTTTCAATTATATATTATTTAAATGATGATTATCAAGGAGGGGAATTGCATTTTCCACAACATAATTTAAAAATAAAGCCAAAAGCAAACAGTGCTGTTTTGTTTCCAGGAAATAAAAATTATTACCACGAGGTGCTTGAAGTTTTTGGCTCCGACAGGTATACTTCTAGTGCATGGTTCAAATTCTTAGAGGAAGGAAATTAATGCAAACATTTTTACCAGAATCAAATTTTGATTTAATTGCAGAAAGTTTAGATTCAAAACGTTTGATGAAACAAAGAATTGAAAACTTTCAAATATTAAAGTCTTTGGCAGGACTTTATGAGTCTGGAGCCTGGTCTAATCATCCTGCTGTTAGAATGTGGGACGGTCACGAAGACTGGTTGCTGCTTTACAATGAATCCATTATTAAAGAAGTTATTAAAAGAGGTTACAAAGATAACACCAGGGATCAGTTCTTGCAAGTGTATTGGGATAATTTTTGGGGAGTAGAGTCAGACAAGCCGTGGTGGCTCGATTCAGAACAACTACATTATAGTCATAAAGGTAGACTATACGAAAAGGATCCAGAGCATTACTGGTTCTACGTAGAGTTTGCTGATTATCGTAGTTTAGGATACACATGCTGTGAAAATTGTAACTATTTTTGGCCTACACATATGGAGAAAAAATGATTATTGCAACTGATCAAAACCTAGATTTACATTTACAACAACATAAAGTTCTTGTGGTTGATTTTTGGGCTGAATGGTGTAGACCATGTAAAATGTTCTCCCCCATATTAGATGAAATTTCTAAAGAAAATAATGTGTGGATTGCTAAAATAGATATTGATAAAAATCCAATTCAGTCTAATAAGTATCAAGTTACTTCGGTACCCACTACTATTGTTTTTGAGAATGGAAAAGAAGTAAAAAGAATTGTGGGGGCTAAGCCAAAACATTCCATCCTAGAGGACATAAAGCAATGGATCTAGGTTTTGTTGACTTTAATTCTTGGATGAAATATGGATATGAAAAAAAATGGATATCCGACATATTTTGTAATACTCACGAAGGTTATCCTATGACTGATGAAGAGGAGCTTGAGTGGGAAAATGGTAATGATCCATGTTCTTTTCATGTAAAACTAAACGAAGAAATGGTAGAATAATTATATGGAAACAAATAAGAGAACACTATTAAAAACTTTAAGTTGGGAAACATTTCACCTTATTGGAGTTGCTGGAGTAATATTTTTATTTACTGGCGAATGGGAATATGCTAGCCTTGGAGCGCTACTTTACATAGCATGGGAATCAGTTGGATATTTTATTCACGAAAGAGCTTGGGTTAAATTCGGTAAAAGGGTTAAGTAATTTTTAATATTAAAATGATTAATATTATAGAAAATTATTTAAACTCAAGTACATGTTCTTTTTTAACAACAACATTTAATAAGTATACACATGAAATACCAGACCCTGGAATTTATGGTGGAATATCTAAATCTGAATTTTGTGAAAATATTAAATTAGGTTTTCCAATTACAGAATATACAGAAGATCCAAACTATAATATTTGTGTAGACATAACTACTATGCTTTGCACATCTATGTCTAAAACAATTTCAGATAAATACGACCAAGAATATGTCTTAAGAAGTATTTTTTATAGTGACATGCAGGAGGGCGGAGAAAACAAACTTCATGTGGATAATTTTTACATGGATTTAAATTCTAATGAAATGGTTGCACGTCCTGGCATGGAAAAGGATATAGCTGGATTACTATATTTAAATGAAGAATATGAAGGTGGGGAACTTAATTTTCCCTCCCAACAATTTGAAATTAAACCTAGTCCAGGATCGTTTGTATTTTTTGAAGGTAGCTTAGATTTACCGCATGAGGTAAAAAAAGTCGTTTCTGGTAGAAGAAACAACCTAATTTGCTTTTTTACGCCTAAAAAATAAATTTAGTATTTTGATTGACTAAATGGTACAATGTATTGATAAGCGGACTTCTAGACCCGCTTAAATATAACCTATAGGAGATAAATATGTCAATTTCAAACGGAATTGCAGGAGGCGGATTTGAAGCTGCCAAACCAGCAGGAAAGAATAATGTTCCACCTCAGCAATATGCTGCTGCACCAAATAAGAATTTTTCAGCAAAAGATATGTCCACTCAAGGAAATGCAGGATTTAATGCAGAAGGTTCTTATGAGATGGGTAATCGTGCAGAAACAAATGCTTATCCAGAATCAGAGAATATGTAATGACAACAAATAACGTGCCTAATGTAAATTATACAGAAGCACCTTCAAAAGCTTTTCCGTCAAAGGATGTTTCCTCTCAGGGGCAAGCTGGTATTACAGATAAAATGGTACACACCATAGAAGAAACTAAAAACTTTGGGGCAGGTAACTAAAATGTGTGCAATGTGTGGATGCAATAGTGAGGATTTTATGGGAATGCCATTAAAAGATCCAAATACCATGTCACTTGAATCCGAAAAGGAGAACATGTAATGATACAAAATATTAATGGAGAACCACAAGTTATTCGCTCTGGCGGAATGTTTGCAACTGATTCGTTAAATCCATTGGGATCCAATGCAGCTTATCAAGGCTTAAATCTTGAAATAACTGAAATGGAATCTGAGTTAGAATCTAAGTTGGAAAACCCACTTAATGCAGAGGAAAACTAATTAATGAAAGATGAATTAAAAAAGGATGATGGAACTGGAATGGTTCCTCCTCCAAATTCAGCTCCAGCTGGAGCAGTAACGAGCCGAGAGGCTACAAGAAAGAATCCTAGACAAGGATTAGTAATAGATAGAAATAGACACGGTATTCGACGAGAAAGATCTGTAGGAAACGTGCAACCTAAAAAAACTGGAAGAAAAAAAGTTTAAATTATAAAACAGAATAGCCTGCAATGCAGGCTATTTTTGTTTTGCTTGACAGCACAATTAGTATTTTGTATACTAATAACCTAACAGAAAGAGATAAAATGAAAACTATTGGAAATAAAATTGGTAATTTTGCCGTGACTGGTGTAAAGCCAGGAGCATTAACATACGATGACTCGTCCTTTGAGACCATTACGCAAGACTCTTTTCCAGGAAAATGGAAAATTGTTGTCTTTTATCCAAAAGATTTTACGTTCGTATGCCCAACAGAAATTGTTGCTTATGATAAATTAGTAAATGATTTTAATGATAGAGATGCAGTGTTAATGACTGGTTCCGTAGATAATGAATTTTGTAAAGTTGCGTGGAGAAATGCACACGACGATCTACGCAAGACTAATTCATGGTCTTTTGCTGATACAGCACATCAGTTAGCAAATGATCTTGGCATACATCATTCATCTGGGGTAACATATAGAGCAACTTTTATTATTGATCCAGATAATATTATTCAACACGTTACATGTAATAATTTAGATGTTGGACGCAATGCTGACGAGACCCTTAGAATTCTAGATGCTCTTCAAACTGGTGAACTTTGTGCATGTAATAGACCACTCGGAGGGGAAACTCTATAGTGTGGGTAGATCAGTTAAAAGATGCAATTCCAGATTATGCTAAGGATATTAAGTTAAATTTAGATGCTGTTATAAATAGATCAACAATTGATCCAGAGCATGCTAAGTACCTAGCTATTTCAGCAGCATTTGCAACTGGCAACTCAAAACTATTAACATTTATTTTAGCTGAAGCTTCTGATACTACAGAAAGAGATGCTGCATTAACAGCAGCTTCTTTGATGGCTCAAAACAATGTTTGGTATCCATACATTGAGATGGCTGACGATAAGGACCTAAAAGGGCTTCCAGCACAGCTAAGAATGAATGCAATAGCAAATCATGGCGGAACCACAAAGGCAAAGTTCGAAGCGTATTCTTTGATTTCTTCTATTATTGGAAAATGTCATTTTTGTGTAAAGGCACATTATGAAACACTAAAGACAGAAGGATATTCAGTAGAGCAACTAAGAGATATTGGTAGGATAGCAGCAACTATCAATGCCATTTCAAAGATATTGAATAGTTAAATATGAAAGATATACCCAGGATTATTTTTGATAAAAATACTATTGAAATTAATCCTGGTATATACTTAAACAAAAACTTTTTTGATTTAAGTATAGCCGATAAATATGTTCGCATTTTACAATCACATAATGAACAAGAGTGGCACCAGCACGAAAACATTGAATCTGGTGACATAGACGGAACCTTTTGGGAAGATAAATGCGGGGCTGATATTATTAATACATTGGATATACACGATCCTCTGTTAGACGTATTAGCCCCGTCCCATTGGACATATCAACATATTAATTTTATAAGATTAAGAGCTGGTCAAAGATCTGAAATAAATTTACATCAATCAGCCATATTTGCAGAATATAAGATAGCTTGGTATCTTGGAAATTTTAAGGGTGGCGAAATAGTTTTTCCAAATTTAAATTTTAAATATCAACCAGAACACAATGATCTTTTAATATTTAAAATAAATTCTGATACCCATCATTATACTGACATAGTTACTTCGGGAACTAGATACGCATATATGGATTATATAATTCCTCATCCAGGATATTTTATGCCATGATGTGTAGGGCTTGCGGAAATTGCACAATAGATCATACTAAATCATTTGATGATTTTATAGACGAGGCAGACGGGACGGAATGGCAAAATTCACAGATAAAAAATGGTTAATAGATCAATATGTTACTCAAAGAAAGTCTGTTGAAGATATAGCTAACCATTGTAATACAACACCACCAATCATTATATCTTGGTTAAATGAATTTAGTATTTACCGAAAATTACCTTCATGCGTACACAGCAAAATACAATGTCCTAAATGTGGTTGACTAGAATATTTACATATACTATAATGAATATATGAGTGAATGGCGGAATAATGGATTTACAGGCTGCTGAGACAGACCATCTAAGACCACCAAGGGACCAGATTAGCTATAAAAAAACAAATTGGAAGTGTCCTTGTAGTGGATGTACTAAGGCTCGTAAATTAGAACGTGAAACAATAGCAGATCAATTAGTTGAGGCGGGTTACCCTGATGCCGCTGAATTTATCATGAAGGATACAGATGCGAAAAAGTAATAAGAATCTAACTGAAAAAGGAATGAAACGAGCCGCAAAGAATAGCAAAAGAATTAGAGAAAAGGAACAGCGAATCAAAGATTTAATTTGGTTATTGGCTTCAAAGAAACACTGGCATCCAGAAGTATCTAAAATTAGTGTAGAATCTGGACAGGGCCAAGATGGGATCTAGCAGTATCGAGAAAACACCATTCTACGTGCTCCAGGAGGGCCTATACAGGCAATATCAGTATGGCCTACCAGATGAGCCCAGACAGATGGCTCGTTTCATTATGCACATATTAGAATCTAATGGCTATTATATATCTAATATTAGTCCCAATTCGACAGAAAGTGCGAAAAGTGCGACGGCGGAAGAGAACCCCATGATCCATACTGGATCAATTATAGGAGATAAATAATGAATATGTTCACATGTAATTATTGCCTAAGAAAAGGAAGCTACGCTTGGGAAGACGATTTTGGCGGGTTATTATGGTTATGTAAACCATGTACAGATACTTTAGACTTTGTAAGAGCTATGATTCCTCTAATGGATGAAGGAGGTTCAATTGTTGATGAATGATGATTATGGCATGGCTTTATGGCAGGATGAAGATGGTTGGCGAGGATATATTGTTAATGTCGATAAATCACTAATTTATTTTAATGACATTCCAAATGAGAGTTTTATAGATGCAATGGATCACCTATTGGAGAAATATGAATAACTGGGAGGGGCTGACAAAGATAGCCATAATTCTATCTATACTAATAACTCTCTTGTATATACATGGTATAACCCTATATATCAAACTATACTCAAAGTACAGTAAATTGTCCAATAACTACGATA